AATCATTATTATAATAAGTATTAATAGCAACAATAATAAAATTAAGTACTATTGATACTATCTTATAAATAAGATTAACTGTTTCATTTCCAAATTCAGTTAAATCTGTTACAGCTAATGCAGTATTTATTGAAACTGCAATGGCAAGTATTGTACGAAGAATCGTTCCTTTGTTCATTAGTTTTAGTCTCCTTTTCTTGCTAATTTTTAAAACATTTATATAGTAACTCTTAACAAAATTAAATTTGCTACTGATTACCACCTCTTTCGGAAATCATACAACTCTCCTAAGGAATAATTACCATCATAATTATTTTCAGTTAACCATCTTAACATAGCATCTACAAGAGACAATAATTCAGGAGAATCATCATCAAAATACTTTATTAAATGGTCATTCTGCCAATCAGGATAAAAACAAGCTAAATCACCACTATGTGTTTTTTCTACTCTAGGGTCGGCATCAACAAGAATGCCCCCAACTCCTAATGGGTCATAATCTAACATAAAATACGTACCATCAGTTAACCCACCAAGAATTACATAAATGCTACCGCCGGTATATTCAGGAGATACCCAAGAAAAATCTCTAATAGAATATTTTTCACATAAAAGTTTCCTGTTCATACCCTCTAATAACCAAGCATTTTGTCTACTTAACATTACTTATCTCCTCTAAAACCTTTAAGTCGCTCTTAATTAAATCTAATAATCTTTGACAGGGAATAATATCCCTTGTTGAATAATAATTTAGCAATACTTTACTTATCTCATCGAATCTTGCATTCCTTAAAAAATCAATATCATCGAGGGTCTTATTAAATAAAAGAATTTGCAATTGTAAACTTGCAAGAGTTATTACTAACTCTTTAGGGTCTACTTTATCTCGGTTTTCCCGAACAATATTTATATATAAATTTGACCTTTTTTGATTATATGATTTTCTCAGCTTCTCATAAAATTTTCTGACATTAAGTTCTCTATTATCATTAATAAATTTTATTGTTTCAATATCGGGTTCTGTAATTACAAGTAAATGTTTTAGTTGTTCATTACAATTTATCCCTTTATCTTTTAATTCAAATAATAAACTTAAACAATCAGTTTTCGTAATCAATTAAATCATCTCCAATCAAATAGCAGTTACATCAGACTGCTTCATATACACCACGCCATTAGCATTTGTTAATGAAATACCACACATTTCTGTTCCATCAGCATCCGTATATGTGCATACAACTGTACCACCATATGTATACTCTATATCATCTTTCGTTATTGTTACTGTTACTGTATCAAATGGCTTCATATTCTATCCTTTCTTTAAATCATATCACTCATATCCCCTGCATCTAAATCAGCAGGACTTGGAAGTGTACTCTCTCCACCAGAACTGGATTCAGCAGACCCTGTATCACCACCAGTAAAATCGGCAAACATATCTTCTTCCTCACCTGTATCGGCACCTATATCGGAAGAAGCGCTACTTCCACCTAATCCGCCGAAATCAAAATCATCACCGAATCCAAAATCATCATCTCCGCCTTCAAGACTTCCTAAATCGTCTTCGGCATTGCCTTCCGACTCTTGTGCTTGTTCTAAATCATCAATGTGGTCTTGAATTAAATCTATAACTTCAGTATTAGTAATAGCATTAGAAAGAAGTGCTTTCATTATCTTTAATTTGATAATAGGGTCTTCAATTTCATCTACCATCCCCATTACATCATTAGACAAACCGACTTTTGCAGATGTATTATCTCTTTTATCAAGTTCTTCCTGTGTAACAGGTTCTTGCATTCTTAATTCAAATTTATTAACATAACTGCTTAAACCTCTATCAATAAGAAGAATATTAATTACATCAGTTAAACATTGACATACAACAGATTGGATTCTCTTAATAGTCTTTGCATATCTTGAAGATACGATAGACAAAGATGTTCCACCATTAAAACCTGTGGCATCATCTGTATCACCAAGATACTGTTTAGGAATCTTACCCGCTGAATAGAACTTATTCTTAAAATAATCTATATCTGCAATATCTCTTACATTTACATCACCGCCAATTTGTTGAGTTTGAATAGCACCAACACCATTATGTGTAGGAACATAGATATTATTTTCCATAGCACCGGGGTTAGTATATTCAGACATTGATGTTCCCTCATTGATAGAGGACTTCTGCTCTACTAATTGCTTGATTCTTTGGAGATGCGGACCGACTCTTTCTTTTGGCATATCTGCAACCTCAACTTCAATAACTCTCAATATCGAAGAACGAGTGAGTCTATTAAGAAGTAATGCATTTTCTAACAGCATCATCTCACGCCATATTTTATAGAGATTATAAAGAATTGATTGACCTCTTCTTACAGTATACGTATATGCAGAATTATCAGTAGCCATTGGGTCATCACCTCTGAATATCTGCACTTGTTCTGGAACTCTTGGAGTATCATCTTGTAATGCAGCATGCACAAATTCAGTAGCAGTAAACACCTGAATATCCTGTCTCTTAAACTTGTATGTATAATAAGATGATGATACAAAACCATTCTTATTATCACTTGTCGGTGTTGTGTTTGTCTTAATATATGCATAGGACTTTCCAAATTTAGTGAGTTCAAACATCTCACCTGGATTTGGAACCATCTCAACATAATTTGCTAATTTATCATCCTTTGGATAAGCATAGAGAATTACATCTTCATTTAATGGGTCTTTTTCCGTTCTATTTTGTGTCTTAAAAAATTCTTCATTTAATTGAGTTCTGTCTTCTTCATGCTCAAATAGTTCATCTTTGAAATCTGACTGATGGAATAACTTAAGATACAAATCGCCGTACTTAACTAAAGAGTGAACCCAGGAATAAATATTCTTATCTACATTCAAACTATTAAGTAAGAAAGTTACATATTTAGCAACATCAGCATCGCTGGCTTCAGCCCATACAATCTTTCCTTGGTCATTTGTTTCAGTAGCATCTTCAGTATAAATTTCAAGCATAGATGCTATTGTTGGGTCCTCACCCATTGTATCTAATACTTGATAAAGTGTTTCTCTGCTATTTGATATTTGAGCAAAATTATTAAACTGTCCAATATCAATGGCTTCTGCAGTACCAGCATCAACTAAATTGTCATAAAATTCATTATCTGTATCGATGCCTATATTCACAGGAGGTTTGGGAACAGGGTTAATCTTTTTCCCAATATCAGAGGATTCCTTATCAAATATTTCTTGTTTTAATTCATCCATAATATTTCCTCATTAAATAATTTATATTATTCTCAAATAATTATTCCGTCCATTAAATACAAATCTGCATTTAAATCACCACGTTTTCCCATGCCAAAATCCATAAAGAAATCTTTCTGCTTATCTGGAATAGCTTCTCTTGCTCTCTTAAGTTCCTCTTCAAAATCAAGAATAACTTGTTGCTTTATGTTTTGATTAGACATAGTAGCAGAAACATCAACTATCGTATCTAATGTTTCACCGAATTCAAAATTAAATTCTTCTATATGTTTAGAAGCATTCCATAATGCACCACAAACAGCATCGGCTTGGTCTTTTGAATTTATTCCAGTTGGAGCATGGTCTACTTTACCAGAATTATTATTTCGTTCTAGTCCTACAATTTCTTCAGTTAACAGAACTGTATCATACATATCAATTCTTTTTTCATAAATAACATTCTTCAAGAATTGATATGGCAGACATACTCTGTCTGTTAATCTATCAACTGAAACTATTTCAGTATTAAAACCTCTGCCCTGCAAGGCTTGTAATAAATCATAAGATTGGAAAGTATCTGCTGAAACTCCCTTGATATTAAAGCCTTGTTCTTTCAACCAGTATATAAACTGTCTATTCTTTTCAAAAGATACCTGATGACCTTTAGGTGCTTTTACTGAAACAGAAAATGCTAATTGAAATAAGCCATCTCTTGATTCGGGTGTATTCTCTTGATGAGGTCTGCTTCCTTTAATCCATACTCCTGCAATACCTGTTTTATCACCACTAATAGACATATCCAAATGAACATAAAGTGGTTTTTCTTTCATCTGTTGAGGTACTGCTTCTAAATCAAAGAAGTCATAATACTGTGAAGTATCTTCTAATGCATTACCGACTTCAATAACATCCTGCTTAAACGGATTTCTTAATTGGTCATTCTTAACCTCTTTTAATCTAACACCGCTGATATATCTTGAACTATTTGTGGTTGAAATTCCAGCAATATCCTGCAATGCTTTTTCCGTATCTTCTCTGAACTGGTCATAGTAACCCATTGGAACATCAATTAAATTATATCCTCTATCACGGAATATCTTTAATTCCTGTTCAGTAGCATCTAACGGAACTATTTCGGAATTAAGAAACTTGTTACCGATAGCAACTTTAAATTTCCTATCTGAATCCTTATCTGTTCTGATAACCCACTGTGGCTCATCAATAATCAAAGTAGACTTACTATCCATATCTTTTCGCTGCTGAATGAACACTTCCATAAATGATTGTTCAGTACGCTTTGAAGATGCAATAGTAAGAATTGTAGGATTATGCTCCCCCTTCATAAAACGGGATTGCATACGGTTAACTACCTCAGAAACAAGTTCTTTAGCTTTCTCCTTTTGTTTTTCAACATCTTGGTTTGGCTGAAAGTTTATCTCATCAAGAAACGCACAAAAGATAGCTTTACCACGAATATGGTTAACTCTTGAACCAGCAATTAACTCAATACCATTAGGGGGACGCCATTCTTGATAATCTCTGCCTGACATATATCCTCTGTTCATAAACCATTCAGAAGATTGAACTAATTGCTGAAGTTTATCCCAAGCAACACCTCTGCTTGCATCTAATGTTGTATTCATAACTGCAAATGTGATTAAGTCAGATTCCATAACCCCAAAATATGTGTATGGATTCTTTAAACACAACATCCTATACAATTCATATAGCATTATGACTACTGCAACAAAAGACTTGCCTAAACCTATACCTCCTGTCAATGCAACAGTATTATATCTAGCAGGCTTTAATGGGTCGGGGAAAATCTCTTTTAAAGTTTTTACCCAATAGGGAAAAACCATAAATTTACCCTCTTCTGAAGTAACACCTTTTCCAAGATATTTAGGGTCTCGTAAAAAAGTTTCAATATCAACAGGAATCTCATTATAATCCTCTAATAATAAGGCATTATAACTCGACTTATCTCCATTTGATAATTGCTTTAAAATTCTTAAAACCTCTTGTTTTTCTTGTTCAGATAAATTAGTCATCTACATCACACTTATCGTTTCCAATTATTATTCAAAGATATATAACCTGTACTTTGTTTCCATGTATTATTAGTGTATATATAGGGCATTGCTAATTTCCAAGTGTTATTATGATATATATAAAATGAAGTATCATAAATAAGAATAGGATATAACTTTATATCTTGTCCAATAATATGCAATCTTACATTCTTATTATCTACATCTGCATCAGAAAGTATAAATGGATTAGATGTAGTATAATTTCCGCAACCAATATACATATAATCGTTAAGTACATCTATTGAAGATATAATAGGAAGATTATCAACAACCAAAGGTAACTCTTCCATAATATCATATCTTTTGACATTTGCATTAGTAGACCAGCCAGCACAAGTATAACCAGGAACTGAATACTCAAAATTTCCATATAAAGGTGCTTGATATTGATTTTGTAATGTTCTTAAAGTATTTCCATTAATATCGCATAAAGTAATATTATAATCAACACCCTCATATACTGCAGTTAAAGTCATATCTCCGTATACAGTATAAATAGAACCTTGAGCAAAAAACTTACCGCTGGAATCTTTCCAACCTTTCAATGAACTGCCATACCTTGACACCATAGCAGCAGAAGGTAAAGTAATTTCTGCACTATAATATGTATCAACTGACTTTGCAATATCATTTAAAAATTGCCCATCACCAATATCATATGTAAGTGTTTTCTTTTCCTTTTCCCATATAGCATAAAAAGTTAAGTCCTCATTATTAAAAATACTTTTATCTGGACTATATTTTGTACTATTTGGAGCAGTAAAACTATTTTTAGGGTCTACTGACCAAGCAACTGCCCTATAAGTTATATTTCCTTTGCTGTCTTTTGCAATAGGTAATGCAGGAAGCTTAATAGGTGTATTATAAGTCTT